TAAAAAAAAGAACCTATGGATTTAAAAGAACAAATTTTAGTAGCTCTAGGACTTAACAAAGAAGAAGAAACAAAGTTAGGTTGGCAGGGCAAATCTGAGGACGGTACAATGTTTGTGTCTACAGCGGAAGAGTTAGAAGCTGGTGTGGATATATCTGTATTGACTGAAGACGGAAGTACGATATTATTACCTACAGGAAACTACTCTACTGATGAGTTAAGCTTTACTGTAGAAACTGAAGGTGTAGTAAAAGAAGTAATGCGTAAAAAGAAGGAAGAAGAAGAAGAAGAAGAAGAGGAAGAGGATAAGAAAAAAGAAGAAATGACAGCAGATGAAGCTTATGAAAAAGCTGAATTTGAAGATAAAGAAGATGAAGAAGATAAGGATAAGAGTAGATATGCTGAAGAGTTTCCTGAAACACCAGCTGAAAAAGCTGACTGGGCAAAAACTTATGAAGAGATGAAGGACAAGGTGAAGAACCTAGAAGATGCTGTAGCTGATATTAAAGCTAGAATAGGTGAAACTGGTGATAAGGAAACAATGAGTGAGGAAGTAAAAGAAGAAAAAACAGAATTATCTTTAGAAGAATTAAAAGAAGAAAACATTAAATTAAAAGAAGAGTTAGCTAAAACACCAGCTGAAGCTCCTTTAAACACAAATAAATTTAGCTCTAGCAAAGCACCTATAACTAGAGGGCAATACAATAAATTAAGTGCTAGAGATAAGTTTTTACATGATTTAAACAGATAAAATATTAACTAATTAAAAATTAAAAATTATGGCATTCAATGTGACGAGTAATTTCTCGGGTAAGGCGGCAGGATTTTATATCAGTGCAGCCCTAAAACAAGCAATTTCATTAGACTTTATTACATCTATTGAAAACATTAAATTTAAAAGTAATATACAAAAGATGGCTGGTTCAGGAGTAGTGAAGGACGCAACATGCGACTTTGATGATCAAGGTACTTTGGCTCTTACTGAAAAAGTTTTGACTCCAAAGAATCTACAGATAAACCTTGATCTTTGTAAAAAAACTTTGCTTTCATCATGGGAGGCCCTTGAAATGAGAGCTGGAGCTGGTGCGCCACCTCCTGTATCTTTTGAGGATTATGTAATATCTTACATGGGTGAGATTATTGCTAATGCAACTGAAACATCTATATGGAGTGGAGCAGCTGCTAACAATGGTGAATTTGAAGGGTTTTTAACTGGTACTACTGGAGCTTTTGCTGTAGATGGTACTGTAGTAGCCTCAACTGCATCAGGGGCTTATAATGCTGGAAATATTGTAGCTAACTTACAAACTTTAACAGCTGATATGGCTGCTAACATTTCACCTCTTTTAACTAGAGATGATTTATACATATACATGAATGCTAAAACTTATGCTTTCTATGTATCAGCTATATCTACATTAGGATACTTAAATGCTTACAACATGGGTACTGATTATGTTCCTGTATTTGAAGGCTACAAGATTGCTGTCTGCCCAGGAATGGCTGACAATCAAATGGTTGCTGCTGAAAGAGGAAACTTATTCTTTGGTACTGACCTTTTAAGTGACCACACTAGAATTACTGTCATGGACATGGCTAACCTAGATGGTTCGGACAACATGAGATTAGTGGCTAGATATAGTGGCGGAGTTCAGTTAGGAGTAGGTGCTGATATAGTACATCAATCATAAATAAATTAAATAGCGGTAGGGGTGTAAAAACCTCTACCTCTTTAACCTTTAAAACAATATAAGACATGGCATGTACATCTTTGACTAAAGGTAGACAACTAGACTGTAATAGAGTAGCTGGTGGTGTAAAATTCGTATACTTTGCTGTATATGACCAAATATCATCATTTGCGTATGATAGTACAAATTCTGAAGAAATAGATACTATTGCTTTTGCAAGTAGTACAGATATTTACAGATATACAGTACCTAGAGGTTCTACCTCAATAACTGACACTATAACAGGCTCGACAGAGAATGGAACTATATTCTATGCCCCAGCTTTAGCTATGGTGTTAAACAGATTAAAAGTAAAAACTCAAGAACAAGTAAAATTATTAGGACAAACTCAAGTGGTTATCTTTGCTCAACTTAATGCTACTCATCCAGCTACTGGTAATGATGTTATTATGGTATTAGGTATAAACAATGGTATGCAGCTGAATAGTGGTACTGAAGAAAGTGGCGCTGCTTTTGGAGACCGATCAGGTTATACACTTAACTTTGATGGCTTAGAAAGTAGACCTATGGCAATGTTAGAAGATGTAGCGGCAGGTGCTGCACCATTTTCTAATGCAGGTATAACTAACTTAAATAGTATAATTTCTACTGATGCTTAATATTATTTGTAGTTTTTATATAGCTTGATGGAGGTGGGGTGGTTCGACCATCTATAGATTTATCTAGCGTTCATCATAAAAAGGAGTAGTTTCGGCTACTCTTTTTTTTTATTAAGCAAATAAAACCTAAGTATTTATATATTATAATAGTATGATACAAGGAACTACAGAAACAACTTTCAAAGCTTACATTTGTACAGAAGATAATAGAATAGATACTGCTAAAGCATCTACTCAGATTAGGCATTTGTTTAAGATTACAAATGATTTTAGTGGTGCTATAGTTTATTGTTATCCTACAGAAACAATATACAATAGATATACAGAATTTACTTTTACTTATGCTTTAAATCCTGATATGTTTTTAGGGCAGGTAGATTTGAAACCATCAGGATATTACAAATATGAAGTGTATGAGGTAGCGTGGATAGGTTCAGTAACAATAACTGATACAACTGCACCAAGTACAGAAACTGATGTATTACCTGTAGCTGATACTAATGGTATTGTAAAAGGGTTAGTTACAAAGGGTAAACTATTTATAGATGATAAATCTGGTACAGCTCAAGTACAATATACTCAACATCCAGAACCATCTGAAAACAACTATATATGGTATGGTGATAGTGGTTTTGAAAATGCTTTCAGTTTAGATTTTGATGGTGTAGATGATTATGTAGATTGCGGTGATGCACCTATATTTACTATAAATCATTCAGCTGCAAATAGAGGTTTTTCAGCATCATTATGGGTAAAGCTTACTAGTGGTGCTACAGCATCACAAATTATACTAAATAAAAGTGATTTCTTTAGTGCTGGTGCTTTTAGGTATGAATATATAATAAGAACTGATTTTCAGAGTAAACCTAGAATAATTATTTATGGTGGTGATAGTAGCTCTATATTCCAGCAATTTGTAATAGATACTGTTTTAGCAGCTGATGTATGGTATCATATAGGGTTTACTTATGATTTAGGAAGTGGTTCTACATCTATCTTAGGTTACTTAAATGGAGTACAAGCTACAGCAACAAGTGGAGGTACTTATACAAGTGGTGGTACATGGACTGCACCTGTAAATACAGTAGCACCTTTAAGGTTTGCAAGAAAAGCAAATGATTATGGGCAAATAAAATTAGATGAGGTTGCTTTATTTGATGATACAGTAAGTGGTGGTAAAATGATATCATATTATAATAATGGTGAACCAACAAACCTAGCAGCTGAATCACACATAATAGGATACTGGAGAAATGGTGATCCTAATGGTACAGCATCATTCCCTACTATAGATGATTTAACATCTTTTGATAATGATGGTACTATGACTAATATGAGTAGTAATGATATAATAAATGATGCACCATAATGAAATATGTAATATTTGAAATATCAAAATTAGATACAGTAAACTTTAATGAGGTTTTAGAGAATAATGCTGATACATTAAGGTTATCAATAGATGGTACAAAAACAGTATTAAAATTTAATGGTAAAACACCTGATTTTTTAGTAGGTTTACAACAATATAACCATCAGGAAATACTAGCAATAATGCAAACACCTGAATGGAATAACAGATAATAATTATGAAAGAAATAGTAAATATTAATTTAGAAACGAGTACTGCACCAGAAATAAAAGAGGTAAGTAATAAGGAATATATCACTTATGGGACTGAAAATTGGGCTAACCTATTCCCGCAGTTCTTGATTGATTTGTATTATAACAGCTCTACACAGGCCGCTATTATAAATGCTACAGCTGAAATGATTTCTGGTGAAGCTTTAGTAATTGAAGATGAAGAAGATAGAAATCTTGAAGCTAGAGTAAAACTTGAAAACTTTATGAATAGAGCAAATGGGAATGAGAGTTTACATGAGGTTATAAAAAAGATAGCTTTTGATTTTAAGTTACAAGGAGCTTTTGCCTTAAATATTGTTTGGACAAAAGATAGAACTGAGATAGCTGAAATCTATCATGTACCTGTAGAAAAGGTTAGAGCCGAGCGACCAGATGAGTTTGGAAAAGTAAGAGCTTATTATTTATCATCGGACTGGGCTAATACTAGGCATAATAAACCTATAAGGATACCAGCTTTTAATGTTAATGATAGAACATCACCAAATCAAATAATGTATAGTGGGTTATACAGCCCTAGTATGAATGTGTACCACACACCTGATTATGTTGCTGCTAATAACTGGGCTTTATGTGATCAGAAAATTGCTGAATTTCACCTAAATAATGTGACTAATTCTTTTTCTGGGAGTTACATGATTTCCTTCAATAATGGGGTGCCAACAGCTGAAGAGAGATATCAGATAGAAGAAAGCTTAAAAGAAAAATTTACTGGTAGTAAGGCCGCTGGCCGCTTTGTACTTACTTTTTCAGACGATAAAAGTAGAGCCCCTGAATTGATGCCTTTGAATACAGCTGATTTAGATAAGCAATATCTAGCCTTACAAGAGCTACTCGTTCAAAATATTCTTACTGGCCATCGCGTC